ACAGATTGCCAGTTAAGCCAAACAAGCCAATCCTCACAAAGAAGCTTCAGTACATCACCAAGAGCCACCACAAGCAGAATTGCCGTTGCATCACGGTCACTGGAAGAGACCACCTGTATATGACGGACGCATATACCGTCAACCATAATACGGTGACGATGCTCATGGAGCCTATCTACGACATCAAGAACAAGCATTTCAACGGCATCATATTCCGCAAGAACAAGGATGACTTTGAGAATATCATCAACGAAAGCAAACGATGGTTCTCACACCTTGGCCGCTACAACAAGTCAAAAGACGATATGACTTGGAACTTCAAGACTGGTGCAAAACTTGGTCTTACCATCTACGATATGCCAATGTCAGACTTCGACACGAAGTTTCGCGGACAGCAGTTCGCGTACATCGGTATCGACGAGCTGCCGCAGATGCCTTTTGAAATGTTCAAGTTCCTGATGACTTCCAACCGTAATACTGTCGGTGTTCACTCGCGCATACTTGGCACTTGCAACCCTGACCCGCTTTCGTGGCTAAGAAAGTTTGTGGATTGGTGGATTGGGAAAGAGGACACGGTGTATTCGGATGGAAAGATGCACCCGGAAAGAAAGGGCTTTGCCATTCCTGAACGTGACGGTGTGGTGCGTTACTGCTACATGCCAGACGATTCGGTTGACAATATCATCTGGGGTGATACGCCTGAAGAGGTGTACGAACAATGCAAGGACTTGATTGACGATGCGTGGGATCCTGAATGGGAACAATACGGCTACACGAAGACTTCTTTCTTCGTGAAGTCCGTAACTTTCATCAAGGCAAGCCTCAAAGACAACAAGGCTCTGCTCAAAAACGACCCCGGCTACATCGCATCACTGCTTAACCAACCGCCCGAAATACGCGCAAGGGAGTTTGACGGAAATTGGGACATCATCAAGACTGGCGATGACTTGATTCAGGCTTATCACCTTGACAAAGTTTTTCAAAACGCACAGATGATTGATGATGAAGTGCGTCGCGCAACGTGTGACGTGGCTGGTACAGGTGGCGACAACTGCGTAACGTGGTTCTGGATTGGTTGGCACATTGCCGATGTCTTTGTATGCCGTAGAGACCCATTTACAACGGCAACACTCTTGAAGGCAAAACTGCAAGAATGGGGTGTGCTCGAACAAAACTTTGCCTATGACCTCAATGGCATGGGACAGGTGCTTAAAGGTGCTTTCCCGAAAGCTGTACCATTCAACAACCAGGAAGCGGTTGCACTCAAGGACAAACATCTTTACGACAACAAGAAATCGCAATGCGCATACATGTTCGCTGAACGCACTCAGCAGGCGGGCTGGAGCATCGAAAGCACATTGCTCTCTCGCAAATACAAAGTCGGTAAAGAAGTGAGAACGCTCTATGACATTCTACAGACTGAAAGAAAATGCGTCAAGCAGGACATGTCGAAGGAAGAAAAGGGCTGGTGTCTTATCCACAAGGAACAGATGAAACACAAGTCGGTTGTAGGACATTCACCTGACTTCTTCGAGGCTCTGTTTATGAGAGAGATTTTCGTCATTAGGCATACTCAAGCTGTCATCCCGACATGGCTTAACAAAGACAAGAGAATAAGAAGCGTAAGAAGATTATCAACACACAAATTCAATAAACAATGACAGACAACAACATTCAAACACAATTTCAGTTAAGGGAGCTTCTGACCAAGAAGCCCTTTACAAGAATCTTGCCGGACGGACACTACGATCACGGATATGTCTGGAACGAAGTGTCTGAGGTTGCGCCAAAACAAGACTACCTCAAACGGAAGATTGTCACACAGGAGGACTTCATGCGTGAACTTGACCCCGCAGGACACCTGATTAACGACAAAGAGCTGTTCCCCGACATCTTGCAGAAAAATGAAGAGGATGGACTCTATTATGTGCAGGAAATACCGCGATACGCTTTCTCGTATCAGCAAATCATCCTCGTCAAACAACTCACCCACCTTTGCGGCAATGACATCCAGTTCGAAATCTCGGACAAGAATGTAACCGAAAAAACTCAGGAAACATTCAACATGTTCCGTAATGGATGGGCGAACAAGAACATGGAAGTTGCTTGGTACAAGCTGGCAAAGTCAGTCAAGGCAACTGGTGACGGTGCTTTCGTCGGATTCCTCGACAAAGGACAGTTCGGATGGAAAGTGCTTTCATTCCTCGACGGCGACAAACTGTTCCCGCACTACGACCTGAGAACAGGCAGGATGAACGTGCTTGCAAGAACCTACTGCAACTACGCTGAAGACGGAAAATGTACAAAGCGGTACATCGACGTTTGGGACGATACATACTACTACCGTTTCGTTGCTGATGGCGACCCGACATCAATGCTTGAGAGAGCGAAGCAGTTTATCTTCAAGCTTTTTTCGGCAAACGGCTACAAGTTGGAGTATGCAGAACCGCATGGATTCGATACAATCCCTGTCGCCTACATGCGCGATGATAATGGCCCCTGTTGGACGTTCTCGCAAGAGACTATCGAAAACTATGAGATTGCTTTCTCCAACCTCGCGCACAGCAACCACGACTTCGGCTTGCCTATCATGTACGTCAAGGGCGAAGGTAGCGAAGAGGTCACTACAAACGATATGTCCTACGCATCGAAGATTATGATTCTTCCGTCGGACGGTGAAATCGGATTCCTCAACCGACAAGACGCAAGCAACGCCTACAAGTCGGAGCTTGACAAACTGGAGGACAACATCTACAAGCAGTCATTCGCTGTCAAGACACCAGAATTGAAGTCTGGTGACACACCAGGCGTTTCGCTGAAGATTATGTACTCTGATGCCTATGAAAAGGCAATGACCGATTCGCACGAATACGACGGCACGGTTGACAAGATGATTAACATTTACATGTGGGGCTATGGTATCGAGTGCGAACAACGCCTTGCGTTTATCAACACGAACATTCGCCACTACATTGAGCCGTACATCCACCTCAACATGACCGAGCTGACAACAAACCTCAATACGGCTGTCGTTGGTGGATTCCTCTCTAAGCAGACCGCATCCGAAAAACTGCCTTACGGTACTCCGCAGGAATGGGAACGCATACAAGCTGAGAAGAAGGAGGCACAGGCGCAAGAATTGCTCCTTGCTGAACAGAAACTCGAAATTCAGTCTGAAATCACTATCGAACAGGCTGCTGCTCTCGCTGAAATAGATGCGGACTATACGCAAGAAACAACCACTACCACAGACACAGACGAGCAAGGCAATAAGACTACGACATCTGGCAAGGCTCGGAGGCGCACGAAGGGTAGTGTGGCAACTGGTCGTGGTCGCCGCAACCGTAGTGGGAAGATGTGGGACAGCAACAGAAACGAAATTGACCCCACAACCGGCAAAGCTAAATCCAAATGGGATAAATGGGACGAGACACACTAAGCCGATGCGCTCAAAGCATTAGCAGATGTGCTCAAAGCATTTCCTTTGAGAAACAAAGAAAATCATGCCAAACGTCAGAATAACCCTTAATACATCCCTTTACAAGTCCCCGACGCAGGAAGACCTTGATGCAGCGAAGAAGTACATCCTGCGCCGCAATGAATATGCTACCCTGCTTGGAAACAGTGTGGACGAATGTCTCTTGAACACTGCACAGCAAATCGTCACCATCTGCTACAAATACGACGTTGATCCGAAGAAATTCTTCATCGGCAGCGACTACAACGAAAAGATGATGGACGAAATTTCGCAGGTAATGGATGAGGCTGAAGAAGAAATCCTCAGCTTCATCTATGACTATTCAACCGAATCCGTTCAAGAAACCGCCACCGTGCTCAACGGCTCTCCGTCGAGAAAGAAAGAACTTCTCGCTGCTTGGATTGCCACTCTCGGAATAAAGAACCGAAACCTTCAGGACACGCTCGACGGCTACCTATTCAAGACAATGAAGGACGTGGAAGCCGCAGTCGCAGCACTCAGAAACGCAGGAATCGCTCTGGCTGATGCTGTCACAAAGGTCAAGTCGAACCTACACAACATCTACACTATGCCGGAAGTCGCTGCCGCCTTCAAAGAATCGGATGACTTCAACGCCACATACATTCGCAGTCGTGGTGTTGAGCAGGGTGCAGTCGGACTTTCCAACAGTGGTGCTACCAATGTCGTGAACATGGCAAAGATAACTCTTCAAATGGCTTGGATGCGTGAACAGGGAATAGAGTTTGACGAAAGTGGAGCTGCTGGCTACTATCAACTGCGTGGAAGTTCATACCCTTGCGACATCTGCGATGCAGAGGTAGGATTTCACAAAGGACTTGAAGAGCTATACACCAAACCATACCCACACCCACATTGCTGCTGCTACCGAATACCAATCTTCCCGATCAAGACAGAGGATGAAAACAACCAGACAGAAAATGACAGGTGGGAAGAATACCAAATGTTGAGCAATGATGAAAATTACCATGATGTTGAATATGATTCCGAAACTGGAGGCTTGAAAGCAACTCATCAATCACACAAAGTCCATATCAACGACAATAAACGGTACTTTGATGAACGGCTAAATGGTGACGAGCTTGAGAAGGAATTTCAAGACAAGGCTTTCAAACTCGGTCATAGCGTTATATTCAGGGCAGAAGCCAACAATAAAGTTGATTTGGATATGATGCTTGATGGTGTGAAGATGGATTTGGTGTCTGTTACAGAGAACTCAAAAGCATTTAACAACCAGATTGGACGAAAAAACAAACAACTTAAAGACTATAACGACTTGTATGGAGAAAACAACAATGCGTTATGTATGTATTTCCACAATCCGTCATTCTACTCATACGATAAAGTTGAAAACGGTATGAATATCTTAAAGAGATATGGGGCTGACGTAATAATTAAGGACATCTTCGTTTTACTTAATGACGGGACTGATATATTCAAACTGAGTTTCCAATAAAAAAACGAGAGGCCGCTTGGGTCTCTCGTGTCGTAAGGCATCGAATTGTTGCCAACCCCATACCATTCACGACGCAAAATTACACTTTTTATCCGAACCAACAAAACAAATTCAAAAAAATATGGAACTATCCAAGCAAAAACAGACAGAAGCGAAGAAATTGAACGTCACGACGCAGTATCTCGTCATGGCTGACCTCATGGCAGTAGGATATTCGGAAACTGACGCATACGCCATTGCTTTCCCTGAAAACATCGCATTGGCTGCACAGCAGAGCAATAGCATCAGAAACAACATCCTTGAAAGCGCAAAGTTCAAGAAACTGCTCGAAGACAGACGTTCCCGCGTGAAGGATGGCATTGCTGCACCTGTCAAACTCGACGAAATAGAACTTGTCGATACAGAGGAAGTGCTGAAGGAGATTCTTCGCTCTGCAAAACAGCAACCAGTCGGCTCCAAGGAACGTGCTGACCTCTATGCAAAGTACAACGACATAAAGAAAGAAAGC